AGGGACATGCTGGGCCAGCGGCCGTAGGTGCGCGTCTTCTGTTTCCCGGCTTCGGAGTAGTTCGCCCGCCAGGACTTCGCGCCCGTGGGACTCACGTACAGGTACAGCCCCGCCCCATCGGCCAACTTGTAGGGCTTCTCGCGCGGCTTGGCCGTCTCTACCGCTCGGGCGGTCAGCATGGTATCGGTCCCCTCGATGCCATGCCCGGTGCCATGATTGGCGCTTGGATTGAACCGTCACGGATTCGGACGGTTTCGGACTGGCGGACGCAGTTTAGCCCCTTCCGGGGGGGCCGCTGTCGCTGGGGAGAGTGGGGATTGTGCGGACAATTCCGGCGCGCTTTGTACCGGATCGGCCTATACCGGACTGTTCCACTTGGCGGAGCGAGAGGATTCCACAACGTGTTTCAGATCAACGACTTGCGGAGCCCGTACCACTCGGGATGCCATTCGACGCGCCGCGCTTGGCGGGGCCTGGAGGGATTGTCTCACGGCACCGGCAGCCGCCCGAATCTCAGAATCACAATCTACGCCCTCGACCGAGGTGCGGCGCGGCCCGTGGCGCCTTCGCGGGAATTTCGGGCGGCAGATCCGGCGCGCTGTGGTGCGGTGCGCGGGTGGGCTGTTCCCATGGCTGACGCCGATGGCGCAATGGATGATGGCTGTACCTGATCTCTGTAACGGACCTGCGCGACCATACGCCGAGGCGAGATACACCTGTGAGGGCGCCGCCGCGCCATGTGGTTCTACGAATCCTTACCGAACAGGCTCTGCCGCCGCGGCTTGGTGGGCAAATGGCAATGCTGGCGTGAATCCATCTAACGGAATGTCAACCATGAGCAAGAAGAAAAAGGCGTCAGACGACCGAATGCAAGAGGCGTGGCGCATAGCCGTCGAGCTTCACAAACTAGGAATCAAGCCTGTTTCGCGTGACAACTGGATTGTGCTGAAGCCAGCGCCGCCTTTTGACCTGTTGATGCAGATCATCCAGTTGCCGGAAGGCCTCGTTGAATCAATCCTTCCCAAAGTGATCGCCGACGCCGATTACGCCGCCAAGAAAGCCACCCGTAGCGCCCCCTCTCAACCTCTCCCCGCCTCCGGGGGTGACAAGGAGAAGACATGACAGACTGGCAACCTATTGAGACGGCGCCCAAGGATGGGACGCTGTTCCTGTGCTGGGTGTCGGCAGTTCGCTATGGAGAAACCGACGAGGGACAGCAGTATCAGCAAGACGTTTCACAAATTGACTTTTGCCAGTGGCGCACGCAGGCCGACATTCAGGGCTGCGGTTGGTTCGACCCGTTCTGCGGGCAAATTGGCGACCAGCAGGACGTGACCCACTGGATGCCACTCCCTCCCCCTCCTGTGGAGAAGACATGACTGACGAAGAACTAGACCGCGCGCTTTCCCCGCTGCGCAGCGCGCACACAACCATGGACGACATCTGCAACTTGCTGTTGGATGTGCTCCCCGCGCTCGTGCAGGAAAACCAAGAACTGCGCGAGCGTGTTCAACGTCTGGAGAACAAGACATGACTGACGAACTACCGCCGCTGCCGGAGCTTGTCCCGTGCCCCATGTGCGGCAACCCGGACGGCTATTTCTTGCAAGAGGGATGTACCTACCGTTGGTGGAACGTGCTCTGCAAGAAGTGTGGGCGCATCATCGACGAATGTGTCAGCGACCGAAGAACAACGACAGGAACCGTTCTCCCCAGCCGTTGGCCAGCAGCCGATGAAACGTGGAACGAAGCCGGGGCCTACGCCCGCGCCGCTGTACTGGCAGAGCGGGAGCGGATAGCGGCCAGATGGGAGGCGGCGCACGGGTTCGACAAATACGGCGTTGCAGCCGCCATCCGCGCAGAAACGACAAAGCGCCCCGAGGCCTAAGCCCCGGGGCGTGAAGCTCGCCAACTGGCGAACAGGAGACAACCTATGCAGCGCGGTCCTGCTGGATAACCGAATCCACCTCTGGCGTTTGCGGTGGGCCATCAGCAGCCCATGCGCCAGATCCGCCCACACGGACGGCAAGCCACATCAGCCAGCCGGGCGCCTTGCCCCTCAAGGCTGAGATGGCCTCACGGAACACAGCATCAGCCTGCGCCCGAGTGACCGGGGATCCGTCTACCGCGTGGGTGGTGTACAGGTAGTCGTGCGCCACAGCGGCTTCATGTGCCTTGTCCCCCGCCAGCAGGTAGGTCAGGGGCAGACGTGGGACGCTGGCGAAGTCGGTGACAAACCCAGCCGGGACGGTGACAGTCTTGCCAAGCAAGTCCGACACGTACACCAGCGGCACCAGAAGACGCCACAGCGCGCGGCCCTGCCTTTCCTCTGTCAGCTTCCTCGCATCCAGCGGGGTAACGAAGTGGCTCATTTCGCAGCCGACGCAGCAGAAGCGGCAGGTTTTGCGCCCGTGGCGATTTGTGCCGATGTGGTCGCTGGCGTGTTGTAACTGGCTTGGAGAACCCAAGCGACATTGAGGCCAGCGCAGCCAGCCAGCAGGACAGCGGAAAGGATCAGGGCGGCTTTCATTGAACGGTGCCTTTCAGGTTTGACGCGATGCGACGAGCCCAGCCGCGTCCGAAGTGGCCCCAAGTGGGGAGGTTGGTCAGGAAGTCAAGCCGCTCGGCCAAGAATTTCACGGCGACGGGAAGACCTGGCGACCTACCGAGCGCGTCTATCGTGAGCGGCCCCATAACGCCGTCGTCAGCTACGTCTACCGCTCGCTGCAGCCACATGACCGATTGAGTAACGCCGGAGTTCACCGCCGCATCAAACGCCGCATAGCGAACCTCTAGCGGCAGTTTGTCGGCTTGGATGGCGTCCCAATATCGCTTGCGATAGATGCGCTTGGCCGTTTCGCGTGGCATCGTCTGCATGGGTCCGGTGTATCCCTCTTTGATTGCCACCCGACGAGTAACGCCCCACATGGTTTCTCCGCCAGGGTCGGAAGGATGATTTGAGTATTCACCCTCGTGGCCTAGCAAAACATCAAACGCTTGATCGAAGTTCATACGCCTACGATCTTGAAGATGCGGCCAACAATGGGACCAGCGATAGACCCCAACGCCGCCGCACCTCCGCCTAGTGCCATGAGCACCTTCCACCCGCCCTTTGCTTCTGAAAGCTGCGTCCGCATCTCGGACATCTCGTTGATCAGTGTTTCAAGCATGGTGGTCTGCTTGTCCTGATCCCGTCGCAGGGCCTGAACCTCTGCTTGCAGGCGCCCAAATTCTTGCGGGTTGATGTCGTCCGGCATGCTGGCCCTTTCGTGCGAGCTTTTGACAATCAGCTAAACGAGATGCCCAGCGCACCGGCCCCGCCCGTGCGACTGATCTCTACCTTGACCTCAATCGCATGGGCAGCGGTCCCGCCCTCAGTGATGCCGATGCGGAATTGCCCCGCAGTGGGTGATGCAAGGGCGGCGGGCGCGGCAATCGTCACCGCCGCCGCCAAGTTGCTGTTCTGCGTGCCGATGGTCCCAATGGTGCTGTTGGCCACCGTGCCGTCAGACACGGCATAGGCGCCGAATGGAACCCGCGTTTCGTAGCGCAAGTCGCCCACACCTCGGACGGTGATGTTCCCGCTGAACGCCACATCAGACGCGCCGATGTTGATGTTCACATAGCCCGTCCCTGATAGGGTCAGAGAGCCGTTGACGTAGAGGACCGATTCGCCGTTGCCGGATGTCCCGGCTTTCTGGAGCACCCCTCGTTCAACGCCAGCCGCCGAGGCGCGGCGCATGAAGTAGCCAGAGTCAGAAAGGATGATGGTCGAGTCAACCGCAGAGCCACCGGCAATCGTTCCACCGATAGGCCCGGCGTAGGTGTTCGTGAACCCGGACACGCAGCGCATGCCCATGATCGAATGCCGCTCGTTCGTCGTGTAGTACAGGGTGGTTCCGGTGGTCTGGTTACACAGCCCCTCCACCCCGATAGCCACGTTTTCAGCGCCATCGGTGATGTAAAAACCGTAAGTGGCGTTTTCGATGTGGATGTTCTGGAACGTGTTCAGGAGGTTGTACGTCACCAGCGAGAACGCCCGCGCGTAGTAACTCGTTCCGTCAATCGGCGCGGCTACCGTGATGTTCTTGAATGAGCAGTTCGACACGTACTCGCCGCGCACACCATACGCCCCGGTTGATCCCGCTTTCGGGATGATGTGCAGGTCTTCAAAGTGCGCCTGGTGGGTGACGTTCGTGAATGACAGGATGTCGAGCCCTGCCGTCGTAAAGCCGGAAATGACCAGATCCGACGCGATGCAGTTTTCCTGCCATCCACGGCAGGCATAGCCGACCGTAGCGACACCGTTACCGTCAATCCCGAGCGCGTGAATGCCGGTGGAGAACACGAAGTCTGGCGATCCATCCGAACCGGCTACCGAGTAGACGATGCCCTTGACCAGCGCGGCAGAGGTAGCAGGCCCCCACTTGATGATGGAACTACGCGAGCCCTCGCCCTGCAGCGTCACGTATTCAGTCTGCACAATCGACTGATTCGTCTTGTACGTGCCAGCGGGAAAGAACACCACCCCACCACCCCGAGACGCCACCTCGTCAATCGCCGCTTGGATGGCCGGGCCGTCATCCGCAGACCCATCACCGACCGCCCCAAATGGCTCATCGGTCACGCTGACGGCGGTCTGCAGTTTCCGCCCGACCGTTCCGGCTGTGTAGGTTTCGTCTTGGGCAAACCCCACCAAGCCGGCCCCGGTGCTTGCCGCCAGTTGCGCCCGCAGGTTCGCCGTCTCAGCCGGGATGATCGGGTCAATCGTGTACTGGAGCGCCCCGGCCGAGTTGTAGACCAGAAACTTGTACTGGACGGATGAGCTGACCCAAATGGTGCAAGAGCCATTCGCGTCAAGCTGGATCGGGTTGGTGTTCAGGACCGATAGGCCCTCGTTCTGCCAGGTGTTTGTCGGGGTGGTCGTTCCTGCGATGTAGACCTGAACCGTGCCACTTGCCAGCGGCGCCCCGGTAGACGGTACGGTGAACGCCCAGCGGGGGTTTACAAGGTTTGCTGCTGCCATTCGGACTCCAGAAAAGCAAAAACCCGCCGAAGCGGGTCTAGAATGGGTTGATGGACGATCTTATGCGCGCCCTTGCGGGTGCCCTAGGCGTTGCCTTTTGGGGTGGCGTCTGGTGGCTATCGGACCGAATAGCCGAGCGCCGCGCCGCCGCCGACTGGCACAGGCGCCAGAAGTTGCGCGAGGCGATTTATCGTTTCGGGTTCAAGTTGGGTCGTTTGGCTTTCAAGCGCCGCCGCAAGGGCGTTCCGCACTTCACCGCGTTCCCGCGCCGCTCCAATGGGTTTGATGATGAAGTCATTGATGTACGGAGCACCCTTCACAGTTCCCGAGATCTTCGACAGTAGGTTTGCAACCGCTGCCCCGGTGTTTGATTCGTTGACCGCAGAACCAGCTGGCCTTTGCTGGATGTAAGCCATCACACGACCCATTCTGTAAAGGTCGTCCGTCTGTTGCTCTCCTAGAAGGGCTGTCAGTTTGTTTCGCCCAATAGAGTTCAACTCACGGTTAAACGTTGCCTGTCGTGCGGCACCGTCCCCCGCCGCGTTTGCACCAAAGGCCCGTTCTTCTAAGTAACGCATTATTTGTTGACGCATCACTTCTCGGCCCTCGGGGCCGACCAACTCTGCCATACGGTTGATGTCTCTAACATTTCCCTTGATGACAAATCGATCAACGAATTTGTCTGGCGCTACATCATTGATTGCCGCCCTAAGGGCTGGCGTTTGTTCAATCGCCTGAAAGCGATTGCGCGCCGTGTCCCGGGCCATGTTTGCCAAAGCGCCCGCTTCCATTCCAGCGCCAGTTTCCGTGCCCTGAAGGATGGTGTTTTGCACGCTGCGGCGTAGTTCATCAAGTGCGCGCGCTTGTGCCCTGTTGGCTGGGTCGTAATTCTTGTTGATTACCTTGATCAGGTTCTCGCCGTCTTCAATCGTCAGCAACCGCCGCTGTGTCCCTGACATCAAACCAAGCCCCTCAAACTGGCGGCGCACAGCAGACGGGATGGTTTCTCCAAAGTCACGCAACGTAGCGGCGTAGTCTTGCGCCAAACCCGACAATGGAAGTTCAATTTCTCGCCCTGTCGATTGGCGAAAGGCGTTGTACCCAGCCGTCACGTTGCGCTGCATTCCTTCGTCGGCTTGGCGCAATCGGTTGATTAGATTTTCACCGGCGGTGTACGGGTCTTGCGCACCTCCGACATTGCGCCGCATAAGGCTTGCAATCTGGCCCTGCTGTTCATTGAGGCGTCTTGCGATTGGCTCTCCAACGCCTTGGATGCCGCGCAAGTCAAGTTCTCTTGCGTATTGCGTTGGGTCGCGCGTAATCTGCCCAGTCAGCGGTTGCATTCCAAAACGCTCAAAGTCTAGGCGACGAAGAATGGCAGCGGCGTTGACCTCTCGCCCTTGGGACATCGCTTGTTGAACATCTTGTGTCAGGCGGTTCATTACCTCGCGCGGTATCTGACCTACGTCAATATCGTCCCTAGCAAAGGAAGCGCGGATTTCGTTTTGGATTGCTTCTGGCGAAGGAACGGAACCAGTGCGAAAACGTTCACGAATGGATCTAGCAACTCCCTCAGCGGCCCGTGTTAAGACTGGCGTAAGAACAGCACCACCAAGCGCGCCAAGCGCAACCTGACCGGCCTTGGATTCCCAGTACTCGCCGCCCGTGACCGGCTGTGTCGTCGCGCCAGTCGCGCCACCAACAGCGCCAGCCAGCGCCATGCCTGCAACCGTCTTCCCGGGCGCAACCGGCACCACTCGCGCAGTTGCCGCATTAACAGGACTTACTACGTTGCCGGCAAAACGTACCGCATCAAAGCCGGTTTGTCCCGCAGCCTTGCGCGCTGCTTCGTATTCGGCGTTAGACCCGGCGATGTCGGCGTCCATATCCTTTGTCGTCATGCCCTTGATACCAAGGACATCACCGGCAAACGTGCCCGGCCCACCAACAAAGTCTGCCGCCTTGTTGATAACGTTCACCAGCTCATTGGGCAGAACACGTTGAATCAGTTGTGCCGATCCATCAACCGGGTCTTTCATGCCTTTGGCAAGGCGCATAGGAGCACTAGCCAGTAGCAATTGACGATCAGTGGGCGGGGTCGGTGGTGCGCTGGCTTGCAGCCACTCAGCAGGCACCGCCATGCCGTTGCGTTGCAGGCGTCCAACCAAGTCAGCCTTGGTCGTGCCGTCTGGCACGTTTTTGATGATGGTGCCGTCAGGCAGGCGAACGTCCATTATCGGAGGCTCCCAAAATCAACCACTTTCCCTTCACCACCACCCCAACTTCCCGTTGCGCCACTAGACTTAGCCGGGCGCTTACCGGGGTTTTGTCTGCCGTAAGTAGTCTCCAACGCGGATTCTCTGTTGGCCAAGTAGTTACGGGTCTGTGCAATTTGCTCGGCAATCCCTTTGTCTCCAAGGATTACGGTCTTTGGTGAAGTAGGGTCAACAAGCATCCCCTCCAAAACGCCAACGTCAGGTCCGGTCAAGGCACCCAGTTCAAAAGCGTTCTTCAGGCCCATCTTCAAAGAAGTGTATGCGGCCTGTAGCTTCGCCCTGCGGTCACCCACCGACAAAGGACCGGCTCCATTGGCTTCTTTCAACGCAGTTTCGTAGGTATCAAGCGCCCGACTAAGTTCATTTACGCCGGTCATAGCCTTGCTAAATTCTTGCGGCGGATTCTTGTCTTTCAAGCCTAGCGGCTTGCCATCCATCGTCGCGGCAGGCCGGGCAAGGCCGGTTCCCTTGTTGACCACTACGCCGCGCTCCGGGTCGTAGACGTTAGCGGCCATTGCGGCAGCATCGCGCGCCCGCTCATCTGCCATGTCCTGACCGCGCCGAGTCGTCGCCACCGTTGCAGCGTTGTCCGGGCTTTGCGTGTTCCTTGCCGAATTCAGGGTCGTCGTCTTCCCGGTCAGCCCTTCAACAGCAATGGTGTCCGTCGTTCCGCCAAGGTTGCGAGTCGTAATCGTGGGCTTGTTCAGCTCCATGTACTTCTGCGCGCCTAGAGCGAATTTCTGTCGCCACTCTGCAAGCTGGTTTGGATCTTGTGGAATCTGGGCAAGTGCTTGTTCCACGGGAATGCGGTTCATCGGCGAATTTGCCAAGCGGGGATCGTTGCGCATCGACATAACCAGAGCCGCCGCGCCTTGAGGGTCACTGACCCCTAGCGAAGCATCTCGATACATTGCAATCGCTTTGTGCTCTAGTTCAGCGGCATCCTTGTCAGCCGCGATCTTTTCGCGTGCGGTCTTGGAATTCGTCTCCGCAAGTTGTCGGGCCTCAGTCAGATACCCGCCCTTCATCAGTTCCGAAACACCGCCACCACCGGCCAGGATCGCATTCATGCGGTTTTGCCTGTCCAGCGCCTGCCTCTTTAGTTGCGCGTCAAACTCGCCCATCTCCTGCTGCTGCACCATCCCCTTGACTTGCAGCGCACGCGCCATTGCGTTCAGCGGGTTGTCAATCTGTACCGGGCGCACGCCCATTGCGATGCTCGGATCAATCGGCATGCTCAATACTCCGGGTTCTCGTAGATCGGCACCGTGTAACCACGCCCACCAGTGGGGAACATGCGGTTCATCATCTGGTTGTTCTGGTAGTAGTTCAGACCCTGACCCACAGCGCCGCTAATCGCGTTCGCGCCACCGACATAACCAGATGCACGAGCGTTCCCCGCGCCAATGATGTTTTGCCCAGCCTGGTTAGCGTAGTTCTGCCCCGCCTGCTGGACCTGATTGTTGGCGACCTGACCCAGACCGGCGATTGACGCGAGGCGGTTGAAGTTCTGATTGTTCTGCGTGTTCCAGCGGTTCCACGCATTCCCGAATTCCTGCGATGCCTCGCCCTGCCCAAACCGGGTCAGGTCTTTCAGATATCGACCAGACCCAAGCCGACCAGCCGCAGCGGCGCCGCGTTGCAGGGCTTGCGTGCCTTGCTGTAGACGGAACTGATACCCGGGATCTTCTTGGTAGTCCTTCTGCATGTCGAAGGGCCGCATGTACTGGTTGTAATTCTCCGACGCGGCATTCCCACCTGATCCGGTGCGGGTCAGCAGGTTGTAAAGAGCATTCGCACCACCGACGCGCCACGGCTCTTGATCCTCGCGCGTCTGGTCGTACTGCTCACGCTGTAGCTGCGTGGCATCGTTTGCGGCTTGCGCTTGGGCCTTGGACGCGGAGCGCGCCGCACTGGCGCCAGCCAACCCGCTTACAAGCGTTGCGCCTGCTGCTACCCAAGCAACGGACATGAGGTTTCTCCTTCCAAGGCAATAGCCTTTTCGATCTTTTCGGGGTCTGTCTCGTCAGTGCGAAACACGTTTACAAACACCGTGTCCTCATGTGCATAGCCCACTTTTTGAAGACCACTAGGAGACACGATGCTGAACCCAGCCTTGACGCGAGCCGAGCCCGTCTCGGTCAAAATGCTGATATCTCCTTGCGTCACTAAGTTGATGCACGCAAGTTTGTGAACTTTGCCAATCAGGACCGTCCCCTTGGGGATGAACAGTTCACGCATATACATTCCATCAAGGAACGTATGCTTTACCTCTAGTTCCTTCGTCTCACCGCGCATCAGAACCGAGGCAAGTGTCTGGATGTACGCTCTGACCGTCTTTGGAGACATATCCGCCAATCGGAACTCTCCTGTCTCTCGGTCAAGCATGGCGACAATCATCCCATCCGATGCCACCATGTCACACATCTCGACAATATCCGTCATGACGTGACGAACCCCGATACGGTCAGGTCAACCGCAGAGTTGGCAGAGCACAGCGCGGAAATCTTGTCGCCAGGGTTGAGCACCAGACCGATAGCGCCGGATAGGACCGTCGGGACGTTTAGCTGCGCGTTCTGCTGGTACACCACGTTTCGCGCACTTCCCCCGCTTGGGGTGATCGTCAGGGTGACGTTACGAAGCGTCCCGGTCTTGTTGGTGGCCGTGACCTGCGCCAACTGAACATAGGTATTTGTCGTCGCCGTGTACAGATCGGCGGATGAGGTGGTGAGTTCCACCGCCGCCAGAAGTCTCGGGCTACGCATTAGGACGCTCCAATGATGATTCCACCCTGAACGCTCAGATTCGGCGTTAGAGATGTGTCAATGTTGCCGGTGTATCCGGTGTTGCCAGCAGCGATGAAGTAGCTGGCGGCGCTGATGTTGTTGATGCCGCCCGTTATGTCGTCCAGTCCGGCAATCGTGATGTTCCGATCCGGGAAGGCATAACTCCTGGCTGCGGTGTTCGTGTTGCTAAGGCCGCTGGTGTACGTCCCGGTCGAGTCTTTGAAGTTGATCGAATACCCGCCAAGACCAACATATCCATTGGCCTGATCCTTCTCCGACGTGCTCTGCTTCAAGCTCAACTCATACGCAAGGTCAGGCGGCTGGAACACCTCTGGCCCGGATTCCTCCAACCCCTGAATTGAGTAGACCGCCTCTGCGTAGTCCCCTTGTTCATAGGACGCATCGGCGAACTGCGCGAAGATCTCTGCGCCATCGGAATCACGGACCCCCTCGAACTGCGTAAACAGCTTTTGAAGGGCGCGGAAGAACTCCGGCGACATCACCACCCGGCCGTCAGGCTGAACGGTGCCAATCGAGACGCGGGAGGGGAAAAGAGAAAGGGCCGAGCGGTCAGTCATCAGCTAATCCCCTCGCTGACATTCACATACGCCCCGAACACAGCAAACTTCACCGGGTCCGTCATGCTGATTTCCCACACGCGATTTCGGCCAGCCCCGTTCTGCAGGAACCGGCACCGCACGCCGTATTCCCCGGCTTCGCCTACGGTGGACTGCCGCAGGTTCGACCAAGATTGCCCGCCGTCATTGGAGTAGCGCAGCATCATCACGGGGGATTGGCCCTGACCCGTGGCCGTTCCGACCCCGGTTTCCATGTCCACGGTCAAAGGCCCATAGGTCATCTTGAACCCGTTCGGGCTGTCCATGCATTGAGTCGCACGCAGGTACTTGATGGAGTCTCCGTCGTCCGTGTACACGTCCATGCTCAGTGCGTAGATGGTCCCGTCTTCAAAATCACCCACGAGGTTTTCCCCGTTGAAATACGCATAGCACTCCGGGCGCCACCGGCCTAGATCACCCGTGTTCGGGTCCATGTACGCCCATTCGGTCCAGTTCTGCGACGACACGTCATAGACCCACGTCTTTGACTCCGTGGGGAAAGTGAGGATGTAGAAGCTGTGCCCCTGCATCTGCAGTGTCATTGACCGCGCGTCATCAATGTAGGCGTAGCTCTGAATCTCCCGCTCAATGGCGTGCGTCGAAATCCGCTGCGGGATATAGCCATTGGCGCGAAAGACCATCCCCGCGCCTTCCTTGCTCTGCCCCAGCCAGAAAACGGTGTTGTCAAGCGTGGCGAGGCTCGCATAGGCAGCGGTGCCGAACTCGATGAAGGTGTTTCCAGACCGTTCAAACGGAAGGTCAGACGATCCGGTCAGCACCCAGATCTCCGCGCTCTGAGACCCGAATAGCATCAACTCCAGATGGGAGGCGATACAGCCGACAGTGTTATCCGGAGAGCCCTCGGCAGAGGCGAAGTCCAGCCCGTTCCAGTCACTGCCGACGTTCGGCGTTTCGTTGTAGTAGAAGCGGCCCGTACCGTCCCCGGTGACGATGAAGAACCCGCCGATACAGCAACACGACTTCACGCCGTTCGGGAATTCCGGGTCGGTGATCTGCGTGAGCGTGCCAGAGGTTGCCAGCCATCCACCAACCCCATCAACGATCAGCGTTTCGGCCCCGTTGGTCGCCATTCCAACCGGCCCAGACGATGAGCCAATCGTCCCGATGGACGAGGCGTGATAGGCCCCACCGTAGTACGTGACTTCGTACACCGACGATCCAGACACAACGAACAGCGTGGTGTCCTGCGTCAGCATCCCACGGATAGGGCCAGCCCCAGCCGTCAGGGCCGCAGTCATCCCCGGTCGGCCATACAGCACCAGCGGCGCGCGCTGGCTCGTCTGGTCCGTCTCCAGATAGACGTTGACCGCGCGCTGTGCGTCTGCCTTGACGCTTCGTGCGGTATAGGCTGGGCCGACAAACGGGATCTTCATTTAGAAGTTGTTCGCGTAGATGTTGTAACGCTGCCGGTTCGTGATCAGCGCATACGGCATCGACATCACGTCATTCGGGTTGTTGATGCGCTTCAACGTCCGCTTGGATATGTCCGCGATCCGCATGACTGCAGGGGGCGCTACAAGCCCCATTTCGGGCGCGATTTCACAGGCGAAGTTGTAGGCAAAGCACCGCTCATAGCCTGGCGGGAAAGCAAGCGTGGTCGCCAGTGCTGCGGGCTGGCTCAGTTCCTCCACGCTGATGAAGTGCATCTCCAGCGCCGAAGTGGGAACCGGGTAGATGTACATCTCGATATCCGGGAATGTCATGTTGATGAACATGACTTGCGGATAGGTAGACGTGGCTGTCTTTAGCGCAATCCCGTCATACTGCTGCTGGTTGATGAACTGCAACCCGTATGAGATGTTGTTGACCTTGAAGTATGTGGAGTCATCCAGCAGGACCGGACGATTCCCCACGAAGTCACCCGAAGGCCCAAGGGTTCGGGAGATGGTGCTAGACGGCCAGGTGAACACCTGATCCTGCGTGGAGTACACGGCCAATCGCTCCGCGCTCCACGAACTTAGCATGGCATTGAAAGCCGAGAGGCAAGTGCTCGCCACCGTGCCGGATGGCGTTTCACCCTCGCCGATCGCGCCGATCAATCGCAGGGATCGGCTGATGACTTCGCCAGCGGTTGCCATCAAGCTCTCCGGGTGTATTTGCGCTTCTCGCGGATCTCGGCCACGTTGGAAGGCGCCTCTTTGACTTCCTCGGGCTCGGTCAGCTCATACCGAGTCCACCCGTTCTTCTCGTCGTACTCCGCTTCTTGCTCGGCAAACGCGACCTTGGTGCCGAACTCGCGGTGTTTCAGGTAGATCACTGGCATACAACCCCCATGCCTATCGGGCAGTCGTCGTAATGACGCCCTGCTAGCCCACACTCGGGGCAAACCTCAACAAGCCCAGCAGCAAGCATTGGGGACACCTCCACAATGTCATGCTCAGGGCACTCGATCAACGCCCGCAGAAGTCCGCCGGAGCGTTCCTTGAACTGCTTGCAGGCCCGGAAGAACGGCGCCATCTGGATCGTGAGCATGTACAGGTCCGGCGCGGTCAGGTATCGCCGCCCGTTGCACTCAACGACAAAGCGGAAGTCCTGCAATTCCTGCTCGTCCATGTACGCATGCGACCGCTCGCTGAACGATCCCTCGCACCCGTAAAAAGTGAGGTCGCGGAACCCCAGCTTTCCGGCAAGGTGGAAGCACGCTGTAACCGATGAGCAAGACGCCCATATTCCCGTCTCTGCGTCGTTCACCGCATCAAAGACGGTGATGTCCGCATCCTTCAACGTGTCAAACACGTCGGGATGACAACGGGTCGCCAGATAGGCACGTTTGGCACCAGCCACACGCGGCGCCAGAAAGTCGCACGGGTCAAGGGACACCAGAATCGAATCAATGCCGTGCTGCCGTAGGTAGCCGCACGCCCCATTGATCGCCCAGATGTCCCCGTACCCGCGCAACTCGTCCAGATGCTCGGCAATGGACGGGCCGCCGCCGACGATGGCAAGCGGGCGCCCATGCTCTGCCTGTTGTCGAATCTCGGGGAGCCCTCTCTGCTTTGCCAATCGGACCTGTTTGACCAGATCCTCATGACTGACAGGAATCGTCCCCTCGAATTCGATGTTCATCAGCTCGACGCCGTGAACCCGAAAGACGCCACCAGCGCGGAAAGGCTGTTCACCTTCTCGACCAGCGCCGACAGCGACGTGGACGACGTGAAGCCGACCACACCGGACACGCTCAGAGCGTTGATGCTCTGCGTGGCGATAAAGGACTTTCGAGTAGTGGGGGTCGCACCGAGCACGCCAAGCGTGCCGCTGGTGGAACCACCGATGCGAACGGGCTGCGTGCCAGCACCGACGTTCAGTTGTTCGCCAGTGTTGCCGTCGCCGACTTGTTCGCCATCACCGATTGCGGGGAGAGCCATGATTCGTTTCCTTTCAGAACAGGGCTGAGGTCAGGGTCCGATCCGGACGCGACACGAGGACCAGATAGGCCTGCGCCGCAGTCGGAGTGATCGGGGTTCCAGTGGCGTTCATGAACGTGAGCGCCAGCGTGTTCGCAGCGGAGACGCGGGCGCCGACGATGCCGAGGCCGGCTTGAGCGGTGGGCTTGTTCACAATGACGTGATCGCCCACAGCCAGGCCAGTGACGGTGAAGGTCTGTTCCGCGCTCGTGTTTGCCGCCACCTCGACCGGGGTCAAGGTGGCGGTGACAACGAACTGTTTCGGGAGGTTGCCGAGTACGTAGGACATCTCTGCCCCTTACGACGTGCGCTCGCCCCACAGCCGGCAGGCAATCGGCGCTCGGATGGCCGAGTAGCCATACAGCACGTCGATACGCGTCGGCAGACGGTCGTTGTTGATGTCGTACTGGCGCACGATCCGCAGCGAAATGCCGTTGTGCTGCTTGCGCGCGGCCATGTCCACGCCGTCAGGCATCACCAGATCCGCCGTTGCGAACGTGATGGCGTTCTTGTGGTAGATCAGGTTTTGCGAGTAGCCGTAGGTGGCCGTGCCCAGCATCGTGATGGTGGCGTTCTGCTGCGGAAACGCGTTGATGGTCGCCAGAGCGTTCGCGCTGGTGTACATCGCCGGGGAAACCGTCAGGGTCGCGGTGGACGAACCCGAGGTGGCCGTGGTCACAACGAACTGCTGGAGCTGGCCAGTCGAGCGTCGAGTCTGCGGGTTGACCGCATACACACCATCCACGGTGAACACGTCGCCAGCGTTCCACGTCTTGGACGAGCCGGTGAACTGAATCGCCAGCGACGTAGAGCCTTGCGTGGAAACAGTGGTTGCGACCGAAATGGTCGTCCCCCAATCGCCGCAAGTGTGCGACGTGATGGACTGCGACCAGTTCACCTCATCGTAGCCCAGCACGCCCTCGCCCATCATGCCGGTGCGGAACTGCTTGCTGATGGTGCCGGTCGGGTTGAAGAAGCCCTTCATCCCTTCCACAAGGCCAGCGTTCGCAGCCGGGTTCACCGTCGCGTACACCTCGCCCGTGGGCACCGCCATGTTCTGCAGCTTTTCCTTGCCTTGCAGCAGGACGTAGCTGGTCGCAGGGGTGGTGCCCGGAGAGCCGACGGATTGGTAGATGGACGAGTACACGTTCGCCACATCCGCGTCGACAGAGGACGCGAGCTGCGAGATACGCGGCTTGAGCACACGGTCCGCGAAGTCATCCAGTTGCATCGTCATCTCGGCGGTCGTGAAGTTCACGCCGATGTGCTTCTGGCTGGAGACGGTCAGGGTGGTGTACTGCTCGTTGTCGTCCTGCACTTGCAGGGCGGCGCCGTCAGTCACCAGCGCACGATCCGGCAGGCGGATGCGCAGCGTGGTGCCGATCTTGGCGCCGTTGACGGCGAAAGAATCGTCGTACTGACGGTCTACGTTGCGGGTGATGACCAGGCTGTTTTCCAGCACTTGCAGTGCTTTCAGCGTGATCATGTCAATTGTCAACAGCGAATTGGACACGGGGTTTTCCTTTCAGCGTGTCAGATGCCCAGCCGCTTGCGCATGCGCTCGTTCTCCCGGCGCATCCATTCCTCCGTGGACAGCTCTTTTGCTGCCCTCGGATCGGTGGTGTCCAAGACCGGATTGCGTGCGTTCGGCTTCCGAACAGGTGTGATCGGATCGGGCGCGGAGGTTTGTTTGCGGGGAGCCTCGGCCAACTTGGCTTCGATCTTCCCGAGTTCGGCGGCTTGGCGTTCAGGCGAGAGCTTGGCAATACGCTCGATGTCGTCATGGTTCGCTGCCATGTAGCGCATGAGCGCTACGGCATCGTCCGACTCCATCAATGTCGCCACGATGGTCCGAGTCATTGGAAGTTCATCAAAGGCATCGCGGTCAAACTGCGGATCTTTGGAAGCCTCCGCGTATAGTTTTTCCGTGCGCTCGTACGTCTTCCGCGCGTTCTCAGCTTCCTTCTCGCGTGCTGCCTTCTTCTCGCGCTGCTCCAGCTTCCAGTCCGTCAGCCGTTCCAGATAGTCGTCATCCGCTTCGCCTTCTCGGCGTGCGGGCTTTGCATCTGGTTCCGCTTGTGGCTGGGGCCGTTGCTGCGCTAGCTCTTGGAACTCGCGCAAGGCTTGCTGCCGTGCTTTCCTCTCGGCTTTGGCTAGCCGTTTCTGCAGGATGTCGTCCAGTTCCTTTTGCGTGAACTTGCGTTCTTCCTGCTGCTCCGGACTTTCAATCTCCGTAGGGCCGTCCGTCTTCCCTTCGGGGGTCGTTGCTTGATCCTGTGCAACTGCAGGTACTTCGGGCGCGACTGCGCCTGCTTCCAGTTCAGGAGGCATCTATCTTTCCTTGGGGGAACCCTGGTGCGCCCAGGTGCGGCCTTGCGGCGTTGAAAAATGACGGGCCACTGCTAAACTGGATCAATGGCCCATGAACTTGTCCGACACAGCACCGCTTACCACCACCCTACGGACACGACACTTCATCGTTTTGAAGTGCGAACCGCTAATAGCCAATGGAGCGTTACGGTGAACCCACTTGACTACGCAAACCCGCTTCACATGGAAGCAGTCGCTTACGAACTGCTGTTTTCCAAGCTGATTGACGAAAAGGTCAATCTCTCAAAGCTGGTCAATCTCTCAAAGCTGGTCAAACTCGACTAACCGGGCAAAGAAAAACCGCCCGGAGGCGGTTCTTGTTGTTGGTCAAAGTCCATCGGTGGACCTATCGGAGGGCCTTGCTCGTGCATCTCGGCCATCTCCATTTGCTGCGACTCTTCGGCCTCTAGCGGCGGCTGTGAGGCAATGGCTTGCAGGGTCTGAATCACGATGCCCTGGATTTCTTCCGGCGTGATGGCCGGCATCAGGGCTTGCATGCGCTGCGTCTCGGCTTGGTACTGCTTGATTTCAGCCTCAAAGTCCTTGCGCGCGATGTCTGCACGCTCCGCGCTGTGGGCCATGTCTTCCATGGCTTGGGCCATCTGGTCTAGTTGCTGGCCCATCTGCTGGATCTGCTGTTTCGCAGCCGCCATTTCTGGAGATTCCTCGCCGTCGTCCATCAGATCGGGCGGAAGCATCTTCTTCAGGATGCGCGCGAACTCCTGAGCATCCGGGAAGTCCATGTTCTTGACCGCGAAGTAGCGCATTACAAGCGCCACAGTCGGGTCGGTGGCGCCTTGGGACAGCTCAACCATCATCTGCGCGTTCTCTTGGCGCTTGGTCATGTAAGACGGGCCAGTCGTCACGCACACGTCGTATTTGCCCACCGACGGGTTGTAGATCTTCTTCAAGACCGCGCCGTTTTCGTCCACCACCTTGACCATCGGGCGGTCAATCGACGGGTCCAGTTCCGCCATATCCGGTTCGCCGTCAATGCCAATGATCCGGGCAATGCGTTTGGTATCGTAGATCTTCGGAATCAGGTCAACAATCTGCCGGGTGCGATAACGAACCGCCCGGGCGTAGTTGTCCACATAGTGATACGTGCCGGTGTCGGTCTGCTTTTCACGCGCCAGAATCGCGCGGCCTGACTTCTCGTTTGCCTCTGCACCTAGCGAGGCGTCATACTGGCCCGTGGTGGACTTGATGTCATCCGAGGCGCCAAGTTTGGCTTGCAGCAGACCAGCCGACGCCATCGGAGGGGCTGAGCGTTGCGGCATCGGAAGGGGTCGGCCCTCCTGATCCGTCACGTCCGGGTTGACCTCCAGATACGGCCAATTGTGGATGTTCGCCGTCTTCCACTGCGCTTCATAGCCCTCGAACTGCCCACCGTAGCCAATGAACGGGGCTTTCGGCGCCAGCGCCAGCATCTCCGCCTCTTGGCTGGTCCAGTAGTTGTACATCCGCTGCGCGTCTTTGGCGTTGCGCACGATGCCGGAAACATACATCCGGCCATCAACCTCGGCCTCGTTTCCAACCACGCGGATGACCGGAATCCACTTGCCGGGCCAGACCTTTTCCTCCAGCGCCTCAAAGCCGTTGGTTTTCATCCACCGGATGACGCGCTTTTGCACCTGGCGGGCCTTGACCGGCTTGTCCTGGCGCTTCGCCTCATCAGCAAACGCCGTTTGCCCATCCGCGTACAGGTTCAGGGTCTTTGTTTCGTAGTCAACCCAGAAGTACTCTGCGATCCGAACCGTCTTTTCATCCAGCCAAGCCGAGATGCTTTGATCGCCCGTTCCCTGGTCTTGCAGGGTCGAAACAGGCGTGGCGTTCGGGTACTCCCGTTCATATTGCTCGGTCGGGATTTCCTCGCAGATGAAGCACCACTCAGCATCCGCCCCACACGGGTCTTGGATGAGCGGATCCATGTAGACCGAGAAACTATTGCGAATCCGCCCGATCCGGATGTCCTGATCAAACGTGTCGTCGTCGCAATACTCGGTGTAGAGGCGGAAGTACCCCTCGCCATACGTGACCTGATTCTCGCAGGCCGTGTCGTCGGCTACGTCAGCGTCAGAGATGTACTCGATGTGGCGGACGATGCCGTCAAAGCCCTCTGCGACCTCCACGTCTGCCTTGTCGTCCACCGGAATCACCTTGCCTGCGGGCCTGTTCTGCCGCATGTCGTTGGTGATCTGCCGGATGTGCTGCGGCAGCTTGTTGATGGTCAGGCACGGACGCGCGTTGATCGCCTGACCTTGGACGGAATTGCGGGTAGACAGGACATCGGACGGCCATTGCCATTGATTGTCCGGGGACGCAGCCGCAAAGCGCAGGTCATCAAGCTCGCTATCGCGGCTCTCGGAGTACGCAGACATCGCCGTTTGCAGGCGGTGCCGCATCTGCGCAAACTTGTCCTTTTCAGGCATTCACCACCCCAACCACATCACCTTCAAAGATGATGATGTTGCCCTCTGCGCCGTCATAGTCGTGCTGCGGGCTGAACAGGATCTTGTCCCCTGGGTTCACCCCAACAGGCTTGAGCGCGCCAGTCTTCGGGTCACGCTTGCCAGGGCCAACGGCCAGCACCTCGCCGTACTCGTTGCGTTCCTCCACCGGCACATGGATGACCATGGAAAGAGGCCGCTTGATCGGCTTGACTACGATGCAGTCACGCAGGGGTCTTAGCATTCTTGTCCTTCCGGATCACTTGCAGTTTTGCGTATCGGGGCTTGTAGCCGAGCCAATCCGCGTACAGGGGGAAGTACCGCACCGGGTACTGAGAGCGCACCGCATACCCAATCGGGGTCAACAGCCTGCGCATCGCCTCGTCTGGTGTCATGCGCCCATCCAAGATGCAGGCCCGGGCCGGAACATGGCGCGCGGCCCTTTGCTTTCCGCCTGCTTCTTCGCAGGCTTGGTCATGCCCGGGAACAGCTCAGACAGCGCCCAAATGAGCGCATCGGCTCGGTTCGGGCTTCCCTGCCCGGTGTAGCCCACGGTGGAGAAAGCACAAAGCTCATCCTCCAGACGCGAGAAAAACCCGGCGTGTCTGATTTTCCCCTGTTCGTACAGCGCGGAGAACGGCTCCGCTCGAACGTGCTTGCCACGGCTCGCGGTCACTAGCTTGACCATCGTCCGCGGCCTGGCCGTCTGGATGGTGTGCCTGACCATCGCGCCGCCGAAGTTGGTTTCGGCCACGATGCAGTCGGCTTCGTGCCGCTCAAACGCACTCGTGGCGATCTTGGCCCAGGTCGCCGGGCCGGCCTTCACCGTGCAGTCCTCCAGCACGTAAGCGTTCCCATCAACCCCAAGGCCAGCGACCACGATGCCAATCTCGTCGTTCTCGGCGTTGTCTTCCTCGTCCGATCCGGATGGGTCCACAGCGACCACCACGCGGACCATCTGCGGCAGATCACCATCGCTGCGCCAGCGGTCAATGTCCTGCTCTTGGAACAGCGCGTTCGGGTTAGCGTCTGCCCACTCACCGAGCAGGAATCGCCGCTGCAGGCGTTGGGATAGGCTTTTCAGCGTGGTCAGGTACCCCTCGCTGATGTTCTCCACGTTGTCCCCCGGGTTGATCCGGAAACTGGCGTAGTCGTCGCCGTTCGGCAGACTGACCCGCGTCTCGGGATCGACCTTCTCAACGAACAGCCGATAAGACCAATGCCCCTTATTTGGCGGGTTGCAGTCGTAATACATGCGCGGCTTCAACAGCGTCACGCGGTCAGAGACTTTCTGGTCTACCCGCTGCGCCAGGCGGGTGACCGCCATGTTTCGGCTCTCCAAGCTGATCTGCGAGCACTCGTTCAGGTAGATCGTCGCGTACTCTTGGCCGAGGATCTTTTCTGTCCGCTCTTTGTCGTCCAGCCCACCAAACCAGATCTGTGAGCCGTTCTCGAACTCGGCAAACCAATCCGTCTTGTTCAGCGTGTACTTGACCCCGGGAAACGCCACGCTCATCACCTTCGGGAACGTGTCATAGATCACCGAGGCCTTCACGGCGTTGAACCGGAACCGCATCACAGCGTGCCGGCTCTTCGGCGCCTTCAAAGCCCGCATCACCGTGTTCCTGACCAGCAGAAACGTCTTTCCGCTTCTCGACCCGCCAAAGAGCATGTTGTGGGTCGCGCTGCCTGCTAGGACTTGTTGCGCTTCCTCTTGCTTGGCAGTGAGCTTCACAGTCTTTCGTCGGTGGAGCTGGCTTGAATGACGATGGGGCCGCCGTTTGCGCCGGTCACTTGCAGCGGCAGGACTTTGCCGACCAGCGACAGGAAGGCGCTAGCGGTCTTAGGATCGTTCGCGCGCTCTTGGAGGTACTGCACCCCTCCCGCTCCGTCCAAAGCCTGCAGGATCATGTTCTTTAGCTCTTTGGTGACCTTGTTCTTTGAGCCTGGCGGACGGCCTCTGCCTTGGTTCGGCCTTGTGTCGCCTTGTTTATTTGGCTTTGCGGCCATTTTTCTTACTTACCGATGATGGCTTTCGATTGAAGCTCTTGGGCCTTGGCTTCTGCCGCGATGCGAGCCTCTTTCTCGGCGGCGAGCTGAGCACGCAGGCCGCTGACCGTGTCGGACGAGTACTGAGCGGCCCAGCTCACGCAGGCGGCGGCGAGCACTTCGGCGGCGTAGGCCTCCGGGGTCGCGGCCTTGCTGCCGGAGCCGATGCGGGCCAGGTCAGCAGCGGCGCGCTGCTCGGTGGTCATTTCGGTGACTTTCATGCTTACCCCTGGGCGGTGAGTTGAT